ACCGGTGTTGTCAAGCAATCTGACGTAAATCCAACCAAAGATCGGTTTAGCTTTGATTTTCCGCTTGGCCTGCTGATTACAGGCGATCAAGTCGAGATGAAAACGACCGATGGATCGTTGTTGAGCTTTATTGCGGCAAGCGGCTGGCCAACAAATCAGGTTTACAGGGATGGCATTTTCTACATTTATGTGGATGAGATCGGCGCCATCCGTTTGTATCAAACATTTGACGAAGCGATTTCCGGTGAAGTTGCAGGCCGGATTAACTTAGTGGATCCAGGCGGTGATGTGCCTATAGAAATAAAAGTTAGAAATAACAATGAACGCATATTGGGTCAAGTTTCTAGGTATGAATTAAATACAGAGCGAGACGTTGTTGACACAACGGCTCTTTCCGATGAATTCAGGCGTAATTATTCTGGCCTTATTAGTGGTAGCGGCAGAATTATTTGCGTTTTTGACTACGAAATCCGAACAGGCGATCCGCTTTTTGGCAGCCAGTCATCTGGCTTAATGGAAGTTCCCCTGTACATCAACCAATTGCTTTTAAGAACCAGAATTGGCAGTGAATTTTGGGCCAAACTTACAATTGTGGGTCGGGGCATAAAACCATATGGAACTCCTGCCGACAATGACGATGAGGTTTGGTATGAGTTTGACGCAAGGATAACAAGCGTTGGCATGTCTTTCGAGTCTGGAGAAGCCATTGAGTCAACAATTGATTTTGTCACTACTGGCGAAATAAAACTCCGCACTCGTTATGTCAGCAATTACTTGGTGCAAGAACAAGGCGCTGCCGATCGCATTCGACAGGAAGCAAACCAGTCCGGCTTCATCGAGGTCGAACAACAGGACTAACTCTTTACAATGGCCTAGAATCAAGGCAGCATCTTGGTCGGGTAATTCGTGGCAGACCTCAGAATTTCAGAGCTTCCTGTTCTGTCGCAGGCAGATGCAGAAGCTAACGACGATATTGCCGTTGCCGATTATTCGTCTAGCGAAACCCGCCGCCTTACTGTAAAAGGCTTGGTACAACAGGGTGTCGTCAACCTGATCGACGATGGCGTCATCCCTGGCGCGAAGGTTGTAACTGACAGTATTACGGCAACTCAGATCGCACCTAACGCGATCACAGATTCTGAGCTTGCTGATGATGCGGTCGATACGGCGGCAATTCAAGACGCTGCTGTTACTAGCGCCAAGATTGCTACTGACACGATCACTGCGGCCAACATCGCCCCAGATGCGGTTACGGCATCAGAACTTGCCGACAATTCTGTAGATACGGCAGCGATCATCAATTCGGCTGTCACTGCAGCCAAGATCGCCACTGACACGATTACATCAACGCAGATTGCTGCCAATGCGGTTACGGCATCAGAGCTGGCCGACAGTTCAGTTGATACCGCCGCAATCATTGATGGTGCAGTTACTAGCGCAAAGATTGCCACCGATACGATCACCGCGACCAATATCGCCGCCAGTGCAGTTACTGCATCAGAACTAGCCGATAACGCTGTTGACACCAACGCAATCGTTGATGCTGCAGTTACTGACATCAAACTTGCCACCGGCATTGACGGTGCAAAACTCAGCGCCGACACCGTAACTGCTGCCAAGATCCCATCTGCTTCGCTGGATCGCGGCCTAGATAAAACCACCGGCAGCATCGGTCACACCAATTTGGTTACTGCTGGTACGCGCAGCGGTATTACCTTCGACGCGCAAGGTCATATCACCAGCACCGCCGCACTGGTTGACACTGATTTGCCGGTTGCGACCACCACAACAATCGGTGGCGTCAGTGTTGCAGCAGATTCCGGCCTTGCAGTGTCTGGCACGGGCGAAATCAGTATCGCCAACACGATTGCCGCTGCCACGGTTTCCGGCATTTCGTTTGATGAGTATGGCAGCATCACTGGTGCGGTCGCTCTGGTAGACACTGATCTGCCACTTGCCACAACAACTACTGTTGGCGGCATCATCGTTCCAGCCAGCGGCAACCTTGAAATTGATGGTGCAGGCAACATCATCATTCCCGACAGTGGTGTAGTTGCTGGTGAGTATTCCAAGGTCACTGTCAACGCAAAGGGCATCGTCACTGCAGCTACCACGCTGAGTGCTGCTGATATTCCAGATCTGAGCGCAGCAATCCTTACGTCTGGAACGCTGGATGCAGCTCGACTGTCGGCCAACTCGATTCCTGGCTCTAAGTTTTCAAATTCTTCAGTTTGCCAGTTTGGTGGTTCTGACTCAACTGCTGGCGTCGTTACCTTCCCGACTGCTGAGTATTCAGGCCAGTTCTTCTTTGATTCAATTAACAGTGATCTTTATATCTGGGACGGCAACGCTTGGCAGCCTGTCACGATTACCAGCGGTGAGATCATCTTTGCTGGTACTTATGACGCAGGTACAAACCTAGTCGCATCAGTCACAACGCAAGGTCAAGCGGCTGGCCTAACTGCTGGATCTGCGCTACCCGCTGCATCTGTTGATAACCGCCAGTATTACCTCGTTGTTAGCGAGCTTGGTACGGGCACCGCTCCAGCGCCTGCCGTTGCACTGAACCCGCCTGACATTCTGCTGTCTAGTGGAACGGACTGGGAACTGCTAGATGTTTCCAGCTTCGTGGCAACACAGCTTGCATCAAATATCTCGTTCGTACCGTTTGGCGATATTCAATCGACCAACGTCCAAACCGCGCTGCAGGAAGTTTCTACCGAGAAGCTTGCTAAATCCGGTGGCACGATGACCGGCACCTTGGAAATCGGCAACACCGGATCACTGGTATTTGAAGGTGCAACTAACGATGATTTTGAGCTGACGATCGCCATTACCGATCCAACGGCTGATCGGACCATCACATTCCCCGATGTTTCTGGAACAGTCATTACCACTGGTGACACGGGAACCGTAACCAGCACGATGATCAGCGATGGCACGATTGTCAATGCTGACATTAACGCCAGTGCCAGTATTGCGTTTAGCAAACTCGCCAACCTGACCAGTGCTTACATGCTGGTGGGTAGCGCATCGAATGTACCGACCGCTGTTCCGATTACTGGTGACATCAGCATTAGCAATGCCGGTGCTGTAGCGATCACCGCTGGAGCGATTGTTGATGCTGACATCAATGCCAGCGCAGCGATTTCGGCAAGCAAGATCCAAGCTGCAACTACCAGTAATGCTGGTGTAGTACAGCTCAACAACACAATTAGCTCCACGTCAGCAACGCTGGCTGCTACTGCTAATGCTGTCAAGACTGCGTATGACTTGGCTGCGCTGGCAATGCCCAAAGGCGGTGGCACGTTCACTGGCGCGGTAACGATCGGCGCACTTGGTAGCTTACTGTTTGAAGGTGCTACGGATAACGATTTTGAAACCACGCTAGCCGTGACCGATCCAACGGCAGATCGCACAATCGCACTGCCTGATTCCAGTGGAACGGTGGCATTAACCAGCCAATTAGACGACGGTTCTTATTGATCGGTATAGAATAGGATAGTAATTTCCGGCCAGTAATCTGGCGTTAAGGAATGGCTCTCCAGCACCTGCGTTCTAACACCGCTAGCAAGCGGCCTACTCCTGCTTCGATGGCAGATGGCCAGTTAGCTATTAACACGAACGCCACAAGCGCCGGTCTGTTTTTTAAAGATGCAGCAGGTGATCTAGTTAAGGTCGGCCCTGTTCATGTTGGAACGTCTGCACCGAATAGCAGCCCTGCTGGATCTAGTGGCAATGCGCTTGGTGAACAGTGGCTGGATACCAGCGGTGGCGGTTATGTGTTCAAGGTGTGGGATGGTAGCGCATGGCGCAGTGAACCCGATCAGTTCGTAGATGTCACTGGCGACACGATGACGGGCAACCTCACCGTGCCGAGTTTGAACGGTGGGCCGCTGGCTGGGTTTCGGAACTTCATTATCAACGGATTATTTGCTGTAGATCAACGTGAAAATGGCGGAGCAACACTTGCAAATACAAACATTTTTACTCGTGACCGCTGGCAATCAATTACGCAAGGCTCAGGCGGTTTAGTCACTGTTGGTAGATCCGCTGTCAACTTGTCATCCGCGCCCAATGCTGACGGTGCAGCTGATGCCCTGATATACACAACAACGGGTGCTCTATCTCAAGGTGCTAGTACAAACCTGTACTTGTCACAAAAAATCGAAGGTAGAAATTTCAGAGCAATGTCTGGGTGGTTAGGGAATACAACTGATCGCCCTGTGACATTATCGTTCTGGGTAAAGTCTTCAGTGGCTGGAACGTACAGCATTTCGCTGTTACGTGATCCGACAGGAATTGGCGCGAGTAATTTACTGACTTACGTTGCTTCATACACCATCGATACTGCTGATACTTGGGAGAAGAAAACAATTACTATCACCGCCCCTAATGACTCTGGAGCGTCTATTACTTCTTATGTGGACTTAAGCTTTCACGTATGGGGGGGTTCATCTCGCGTGGCAGCAAGTGATGGGTGGCAAGATGCTGTAAGTGCTCTTGCCGTGGTCAGCCCTAGCTACAACGCAAATTGGGGTTCTGCTTCTGGTCAAACTTTTGAAATCACAGCGGTCCAACTCGAACCCGGCCCAGTGGCGACCCCGTTTGAGCACCGCCCCCTCGGCACTGAGCTGGCGCTGTGTCAGAGGTATTTCGTATCCATCAACCCTGCCAATATGGGTCCAGTTAGCATAAGAGTCTACGTTGCTGGGCGGACGAAGGGAAATACGATACCAGTTCCACCAATGAGAGCTCAGCCTGCATTCATAAATAGCGGCAGTGGCAATCAAACTGTGGTTTTACTAAAACACTCAGCAGACAGTCCAACGGTTGTCAATGTCTCATCCATCACAGGAACTGGCCCGGTAGCTCTGAACTTGGAAGGGAGCACGACTAATGACAATATATATCAGTACAGAGATAATGGAAATCAATTTGACTTCGACGCTGAACTCTGATCATGGACACCACAACAATGACTTTCTCCTACACATGGGCTAACGCTGAGCAAACCACCCTCAAGCGTGAAGACACCGACGGCAATGTTGCCTTCGTTCCCACCGACCCTGCCAACCGCGACTACGCCGAGTTCCTTGCTTCTGGCGCCGCAGCAAAACCCTACACTGAACCTCCCATTACCTGGGACACCATTCGTTCTCAACGTGATCAACTAATCCGTGAAACTGACTGGGTTATGATTCCTGGCGCTACCGTTGATCAAGCACAATGGGCAGCCTACCGTCAGATCCTTCGTGACCTTCCCCAGACCTACGACAACCCTGAAGATGTGGTCTGGCCTACACAACCTTCTACATCTGGT